GGAGGCGGTAGTCGAGCTACAGCAGGACCAACAACGGTGAGTGCATGATATGAGTTTTACTTTAACACAATTAAAAACAGCTATACAAGATTATTCAGATAATAGTGAAACTACTTTTGTAAATAATATAAATAACTTTATAAAGGCCTCAGAAGAAAAAATATTTAAAAGCGTAGATCTTGATTATTTTAGAAAAAATGTAACCAGTGCTTTTACCTCATCCGATGCTTTTCTTACCGTGCCTTCGGATTATTTAGCATCATTCTCTTTGCAAATAACAACCTCTGGATCAGAAAGTTTTCTGCTTCAAAAGGATGTGAACTTTTTGAGAGAGTATACACCATCTTCTTCTACAACGGGATTACCAAAATATTATGCACGATTTGATGAAAACAATTTTATGGTAGCTCCTACACCAAACAGTAATTACACACTAGAGTTACATTATTATTATAGACCAGCTAGTTTGACCGCAGGTGCTGACAGTGGTACAACTTGGATTAGCACGAATGCTCCGTTCGCTTTATTATATGGTTGTTTAATTGAAGCGTATACTTTTATGAAGGGAGAACCAGATGTTCTTCAAAATTATACTAATACATATTTACAATATATGGAAAGATTAAAAGATTTAGGAGAAGCAAGAGAAAATACGGATGCAAACAGAGTTGGTCTTCCAGCAAGACCGAGAACATAGGAGTAGAAAATGGCAACAGCAAATGCAGCAACCAATTACCTAGAGAGAAGAATATTACATTTTTTGTTTAAGAATAATTCTCTTAGTTTATCTTCACCTGGAGATAGTATATATGTAGGACTTGCAACAGCAGTAAGTGCAGCAGAGACTGGATCAGTCACAGAGGCAAACTTTACAAACTACGCAAGACAACAAGTTACCGCCGCAAATTGGACTACAATAGGAGCAGATTCAACAGACACACAAACTGCAAAGAACGCAGCTAACATTGAGTTTCCAGCCTCTGGTGGAACAAACAATACAATAACGCATGTAATAATAGCAGATGCCTCTAGTAGCGGTAACATACTTTTTGTAGGTGCTTTGGATGCAAGTAAAACAATACAGTCTGGTGATATATTTAGAATAAATGCAAATAACTTAACTATTGAGCTTAAATAATGGCCTTAGTCTTAAATGACAGAGTAAAAGAAACAACGACTACAACGGGTACAGGTACGTTTAATTTAGCTGGTGCAGTTACTGGTTTTGAAACATTTGTCGCAGGAATAGGTAATTCTAATACGACATACTATGCAGTGACTTTGCCTGGAACAGCAGAGTTTGAAGTTGGTCTTGGGACTATCACTGATGCTAGTCCAGACACTTTAGCCAGAACAACAGTTATAAGTAGTTCAAATAGTGATAGTGCAGTTAACTTTAGTGCTGGTACAAAAACAATTTTTTGTACGATACCTGCATCAAAATCCGTGTTTTTAGATGCAAGTGGTAATACAACATTAGGAGCAGATTTATCTGTTGGAGATGATCTAACTGTTTTAGGTGGTGTAATTGATTTTAAATCTAATAGTGGATCACCAGCATCTTTAAGAATGTATTGTGAGACATCAAATGCTCATTTCCAAACATTACAGCCACAGCCACATTCTGCAAGTGCCGCTAACACATTAAGACTTCCCGATAGTGGAGATAGTGGTACACAAGATTTAGTCGCTGTAGACATTACTCAGACATTAACAAACAAAACATTAACAACTCCTGTTGTTAATGCTGGAGTACAATTAAAGAATGGTGCAACAAGTGCAGGTTTTGCAGAGTTTTTCGAAGACAGTGATAATGGCACAAACAAAGTAACTTTAATTGGTCCTGCTTCAACCGCTGATGTAACTGTAACATTGCCTGCATCTGCTGGAACTGTAGCTCTAACGTCTGACGTTCCTAGTGCGGGTATATCAAGTGGCAATGTAGCAACTTTTACATCTGGTGTGGAAGACGATGACTTTTTAAGAATTGCTGGAACAGCCGTAGAGGGTAGATCTGCAAGTGAGGTTCTATCTGATATAGGTGGTCAAGCATCATTAACATTTGGCATATCAAACACCAACGCAGTCAAGATAGATAGTGCATCTGTAGCCGATGACGAATATGCTAGGTTCACAGCTAGCGGTCTTGAAAGCAGAAGTACGGCAGAAGTTCTATCTGACATTGGTGGTCAAGCTAGTTTAACATTTGGTATATCTAATACTAATGCAGTTAAAATTGACAGTGCAAGTGTAGCAGATGATGAGTATGCTAGATTTACTGCAAATGGATTAGAAAGTAGAAGTACAAGTGAAGTATTAAGTGATATAGGTGCCACAAGTGCGACAGATGCAGCGAACGAAGCCACCGCCTTGGCGATAGCGCTTGGGTGATTAGGAGATAAAAAATGGCAAATACTTTTAAATTATCAAGCAAAGCAGGAGTAACGAGTCTAGATGTTAT